ACTATATCAACTTTTATTAATAGTGTAGGTGATGTATTAAATGACTTTTATAGTGGATTAATTGAAACTTTTGATTATTCATCCAATTCAATTGGATTAGACCAAATATTTTTTACTTCAAAATATTCAGAACAAAGAAGTTTGGTATATTCATTTTTATATCATGGTTTTGAAAAAAATGAGGAATTAACTAATTTTAGGGAATTTATGTTTAAAACATTGTATAAGCCAGATGTTTATCAAGAACCACTTAGGAAAACCCAAAATGAATTTTATGAATATTGGGAAAAAGAACAGAAATTTTACAAAATATATAATGATGATATACAAAATAAAAATAAAATTAATAGTGGTTCAAATTTAAGAAAATATGTGGGTAGTGGATATAAGAGTAAAACTACTAAATTACCCCAAGTTAGTGGAGATTATTGTATAAATTACATTAAACTTGGTTTGATACCAGATGATTTAAAAACTGCATTATTATATATTAAAAGTGATTCTAACTATGATAGTAATGTCAATAAGTGGTCAACTATTAAAGATGGCATAATATATATTAAAAATAATTTATATTAATGAATTTAAAATATTATAATCGTTATTCACCGTTTTTAGTGAATGGGGTTCAAAAAACTGTTCCGTTTGTTACTTTACCAAGTAAGAGTTCAGATATTGTTTTCTTTTATAAGAAAAATAGGACAAGACTTGATAAGATATCACAACAATATTATGGAACTCCTTTTTTTGGCTGGTTAATTCTTTTGGCTAATCCATCTTTTGGTGGATTGGAAAATGACATTTTTGATGGGGCAATGTTAAAAATACCATTTCCTTTGGAAAGTTCCTTGTTAGATTATAAAAATGCAGTAGAAAATTATTATTTTTATTATGGTAGGTAATCAAGGAGATATTCATGTGATATATGACTACCAAAATGTTATATATATTGATCCAAACAAGGTTGTTAATCTTAATCAAGAGGTTGTTGATAGGGGTGTTATCCCAGAAGACTTTGTTATGTATGCAAATCTTGAAACAAAGTTAATACCAAGAACAAAATTACTTGTTAATGGGGCAGCAAATAATCGTATATCAACGGTTAGATTAGGAAGTATTAATTTTTTAAATCCAACCAATTCTGAATATTTAACTTCAAATTATTATAATGAGTTTACTGGTAAGGACACTCTTGAAAAGAGGGGTGTAAACCAGAAACAAGTTTTTGAGGTAAACCAAGGGGGTGAAACATTCTTTAAAGATACTGCAATTAATGTTGAAAATAACGCATTATTTGGAATTAAGAAAATAAGTATAAAAACAAATTCATCTTTTATTCCCACTGTTAGTATTGAGATGGAGGATGTTCAAGGTAGAGCATTATTTAGTTTGGGGGATCAATCACCATATGCTGCATTTTTCAATTTACCTTACCCCCCATTTTATTTGACAATTAAGGGATATTATGGAAAAGCAGTTAGATATGAATTATGTTTGGTTAAGTTTAATTCAAGATTTAATAATACAAGTGGGGATTATTCAATTAGTTTGGAATTTATTGGTTTTAAGTACAATGTATTAAGTGAAATTAATATGGGTCACTTATTGGCTGCACCCCATATGTATAGTAAAAAATATCAGGTTGAGGCTAAAGACTTAACAAGTTCTTATTTATCCAATCAAGCAAATACCCAAGTTGGGTCAATTTCGCAAGCAAGCAATTCAACAACTAACAAAGTTTTGGAGATTAATACAGAATTAGGTTATCAGAAAATACTTGAAGTATATAAAGATTATAAATCTAAAGGATTAATTGATGCTGATTTTCCAGAGTTAACGGTTGCTGAATTAATTAATAAATTGGAATTATTTCAACAAAATATATTAAATAATGCAAATAAAGTTTCTGTTGAGGTATTGACAGATGGTAAAAAGTATCAGAAAACATTAAATGATTATTATAAGAAAGTTAGGGGGGATGTAAAATGCTGGTTTACCAAATATATAAATGTAAGACCTGTTGTTTTTAATAGTGGTAAATTAGGATACACATTAAAAAAAGAAATATTAGACAAAGCGGCTGAAGGTAAAATAAAAGAAGTTGATGATGAGTTAAAAGCTATTATTAAAAAATATACAGATTTATTAAAGGATAATAAATCATTTGGGGATAATGGAGTTTTTAAAATAAAAAATAATATAACTTATGATTTTCTAATATCAAATGATACTGATATTGATTGGCAATCAACATATTCATCAAGAACTGGTAATATATTAACAGTCCCCCTAAATACCCAAGAATATATTGATAAGTTATTTGATGTGTATTTTGAATATAAAATAGCAGATATTAAATATACTCCACCAATATATTATTTTAATATTTTCATAGATGAGATAAATAAAATGGAATCTATTTTCATCAAAGAAATAAATAGAATTGAAAGAGATTTATCAGAAAAATTGGCATTACAGATAGCAAATAATCAAACTGGTATTGGATTTGCCCCAACAATTAAGAATGTTGTGGCTGTTATTATGGCATCAACAGAGGGGTTTTTAAGACTGCTTGATGATGTTCATAACAATGCTTGGAATGTTCGCTTGGATGAAGATAGAATATCATCAGTATTTGGGGATGAAAGAATTGATGATAATACAAATCAAGAAGAAATAGTATTTCCTTGGCCACAAGTTTATATAAAACCATCAGAGGAAAAGAAGAATAAATATGAATTAATTTATCCTGGGGATAATCAAATAATATCAAAAACTAAAGCATTCTTATTAAACAAATGGCCAGAAGTTGAATTTGTTGAAGAATATCTAAAAGGATATACAAAAAGATTGGACAAGCCAGCATTTGGAGATGTTTTTGGTGATAATTATGAGGGGGTATCAAGATTTGCACATAATTCTTTTGAATATCCATTTATTGATTTGCCTTATTTTAATTCATCACAAGTTCAATTTTTTTATGAATTATGGGATAGGCATTATACTGCATCATTTAATACGGGGTATTCATTATTATATAAGAATGCTTTGGGGAAACAAACCATAACAAATATAATTTCAAAAAATGAATCAAAAAATATTGAATTAGGTTTATCCACAAATTCAATAATGTTTTTTAACAAAATAAAAAATATTTTAAATTCACAAAATAATTTAAATGGGTTTAACTATGAGCAAACATTATTTGATATATCAAATAATGGTGTCAGTGAAAGATATCAAAAATATAAAGATGGATTTATAAATACAATATATTTGAATAGTGTATTTAATAATCCATCAAGGATATATAATATTGATACCTATAATGCATTATCTAGTAATTTCATTAACAACTTAACACCTACTGAAATTAAACAAATGTCATCAGCAGTTAAAACTATTCAACCATCTAATGACATTAAGTATATATATCCATTTAACAATTCAATTTGGGGATTAATTAATTTAAATTCTAATGGAATATCAAATAAATATAATACAAGTAGGACATTATTTTTTAATTCAGATAGAAATTTAATAACAAATTTTCGTGATATTAATGATATTATTAATAATAGACCTTTCAAGTATTTCCCAGAAATTGGGGATACAACATTAACATATGGTAATATATATCAAGACCAATATTCTTTTGAAAAATCTAGTTCAATATTAAATTCCCCCATCTTCATCAATTCAGTTCAATTGGGGATAAGTAAATGGAGAGCAAACAATAAAACACCATATGCTGAGGCGGCATATTTGTTTTTAATGTCATTACCATTATCAAATTTAACAGATTTTTTAATTAATAAAACAACGCAAGAAAAAAGTGGGTTTTTATTTTCTAGTTTTACAAAATACGCTGCAATACATAAATTACCATTTGCTTGGATATTAAAGTATGGTGCTATTTGGCATCGTTATAAAAAATATGTGAATGATGGGGTTGATATTTTGACAGATGTTTGGAAGGATTTTGATTATGTAAATAATTTTTATGGTAATACAACACCAAAATCATATACATTTAATTTAAATTCAACAAGTGAAACTATTGCAATAAATACAAGTACTAATGGGAATGAGAATACTGGATATTATCCCAAGACAATGAATGATTTTAATGTTTTTTTAAATGGGTATGATTTATTTACTGGATTTACAAATACAGAATTAGACACTACTATAAATAGGGGGTTCAAAGTTTTCAAAACAAATCAATATACTTTTAATGGATATAATGTAAATAACTGGACAACATTGGTACCTATTAACATTTACGATAGTATTTTATATCCAAATTATTGTCCAGACCAAAAAGTTGATATTAAGGGTAGGTATTATGTTTTACCATCATTTAATTCAGATTCAACAGATATTTCAAATACAACAGTAAATTATTTTACAGGAAAAAACACATTTAAGAATATCATACATAATGGTGCAATAAAAGTTTTATTGGCTGGGGATTTGGGAACATTTAATTTTGAAAATTTATTAATGCCAAAGCATGATGAATATTTTAATGTTAGGAAAGATGAAGATGCATTTAGTATAACATCAAATAGTGAAACAAAATATGCAAAAGTTGAGGATATGCTTTCAGTTTTTGATGCTAAAACTTTGAATATGTTTGAGAATGAGTTCTTGAACTTTTCAAAATCAATATATGATATTGTTTATGAAAATGAAGATATTGATATTAGATTACTTGGTTTAGATTATTCAGATGAAAAGACAAAGTATTCAAATTTCCAATTATTGTTTAGAGAATTAATGGAAGTTCCAGCAAATACAGCAAATAAAAATAATGATTTGTACTTTAAAGAAATTAAAGAATTTCAAAAGAATAATTTTTCCAAAATAATTAAAGATTTTTTAAATTATGATGTTTTGTTTAAGTATGGAAATCCAAGTGGGTATAATAAATATTATTATAATTCATTTATTGACCATATTGGGGGAACATCAAATATAACAAATCCATTTAGGTTTAAAGGTTATGTTGTTGGTACATTACCCCCAGATTCCAGATTAATAACGTCAAGAAGTTTAAAAGAAAAAGAATGGAAAGCATTACAATTAAATGTTGGGTTTTCAACCATCGATGACTTGGCATATACTAATGATGGATCATATATCACAGATTTCTTTATAGCAAATAACATTGAATTTAGTGAAGAGAATATTATTAATTTAGCTCCTATCATTAAAATATATGCTAGCCAAAAGATAATTAATCCAAATATGAATAGGAGTGATTTTTCAACCATTCTGGTTAATGAGCAAAATATTATGGATAATATGGTTAGTGACTCAATAACAAATACTTTACAAAATGTTAAAAGCATTGTTAATAATAAAGATATTATTGAGATAAGCACACTTGATACAGTATTGAATAGTAAAATATCAAAATATGATTTGTATGAAACATTTAAGGCAATAAATGACAAATGGATATCGGGTAATGATTATGTTACAAATACTCTTTTTGAGGATGTTCTTTTTTTAGATAGGGGTGCAAGGAACATTGGTGATTTATATTTTGTTGATATTTTTGATTTAAAAAAGATATTAAATGGTAAAAACATTAATTTAGAAACACCAGTTTTTAATTTTATTGGAGGATTAATGACTAAAAATAATTTTAACATTTTTCCTATGCCATCATATGTTAATTTTTATGGAACATTATCACCTGGAGATAATGTTAATGATGTGATAGAAGGTTCAACAATTATTGCAAATGATACTTGGGGGAATTTTACAAGTGTGGATTATAGAAAATCAGGACCAAAATTGGTTTGTGTTTATGCTGGTAGGGGGTCAACAACTTTAAATACAAAAGATAGTAAGAATATTAGATATGGTGATGATTCTTTTGATATGGAAAAAGAAACTGAATTGCCTTTCTTGGAGGATCAAAGAAATAAATCAGATTGGGCATTATCAAATAAATGTGTTAGTTTTTTGGTTGATGCTGGTATTAGAAACCAAGCAATCTTTTATGGCATATCTGTTTCACAAGATGGTGGAACAGCCACAGCAGAATCATTGCAAATGATTGAGACTGTGAGGAATAATGTGGGTAATAGTGGTGTTTCAACTCAAAATAATTCATTATTAAATTTGTATAAAAATTTAAGTTATAAGGCAACTGTTGTTTGTTTTGGGAATGCAATCATTCAACCAACAATGTATTTCAATTTGCAACATATACCATTATTTAATGGACCTTATTTTATTACAGAAGTTTCACATGAAATATCCCCTGGAACATTTGAAACAACATTTTCTGGAGTTAGACAAAGTATTTATGCTCCTCCTACAGTTGATACTTATTTGGCAAGTATTAATGAAAACTTATTAACCAAATTAACTAGTAGATTTGCAAAGGCAATAGAGCAAGAAAAAGAGGCTTCAGATAATGCTATAAAGGAAGCGCAAAATAGTGTTCCAGTTCCAAATACATTATGTTCTACATCATTATCTACTGAATATTCAGAATATGAATATATAAATTCAGCAACAACAAATAATTATAGTGCACAAGTTTTCTATGATTCTTTATCAGGAATTACTGACACTAATATTAAGAATACAATTTATATATTTTCTTATTTGGCATCATTTAAAAATAATAATTTTGTTGGTTATAATTTTAATTTTGGTAATGTTTGGTTGACCTATAATAGGGGTGATTTAGAACTTGAAACATATTTTTGTGCAAAAGATATAACATCTGAAATTAACAGACCTTTTGCAATGTTTGAAAATCTTCAAAAATACATTGATTTTATGTCAAATGCTGTTAAACCAGTTAATAGTGTAATTTCAGATATTGGTAATTATTTAATTCCATATACAGCATATTGGTTATATGGTGGTATAGTTGGAGGGGAACAAGAGGCTATATCATCTTTATATGTTCAAAATTTAAAAACAAATGGGGTTTTTGATAAATTAGAAAAAAAATTATTTGAAGCACTTAGAAGTTTACGTAGTGTATCACCAGCCCCCCCAACAGAGGTTGTTAAACTTAGCACCATTAATGCTGATAATGGTAGAAAAAATAATGATAAATTAAAAATTGATTGTGAATTTACATATAGAAATCCAAGATTAACAATTAAACCAAAACTTAACTTTTTGAATACATTTGAAATTTATTTTGAAAGTAAAAATGTTAATGACTTGTTATATATGGAAAATGTAAATAAATTAGTTGAAAATGAATTATTATTATTATATTCAGTAGGAACTATGTCAACAATTGAGGACACAAAAATTGATGTTATATCTGGTGCAACTTCATCATTTAAACTTACATTTGATTTAATGAATAGTACTAATGCTTATACTGGATTTAAAATAGTTGCAACAAAAGATGCTACATTTACAGAAAATAATTTAGAAGATATGATAAAATCAAATCAAAATTATAATAATGCTGATGTGATTCAAAATGGAAAAAAGTATGATAATGTGGCATTAGGATTTAAATATTATAATGCCCAATATACAAAATACAACTTATATCCAAATTATTAATTTTTTTTCAAAAATTTAGATATTTATTATTAAAATATTTTTATGGAGAATTTAGACAGATATTTAAATAAACAAAATAGTAAAGTACTTGAGAAAATTCTTGATGATGGTAGTAAAGAGGTGTGTGATATTATTACAGGGGAATGCTCTATTTATCAAGAGAAAGATGGTTTAATTGAAAGAACTGACAATTATAAAATTGCAAACAAGCACATTAAAGTTAAAACTGTTGCTGGTATAAAAGAATTATTAAATGATTAATAAAATGGAAATTGATAAAAAAATATTACAAGAGATACAAAGATATCATAAAATAAATAAATACATTTTGGAGCAAGATGCTACTTTACCCCCACCGCCACCACCTATGGATGACCCAAATGCTGCACCAATACCAAATGCCCCATTAACCCCACCAGGAGAAGTTTCACCAATTCCACCAGGGGGTGCAGAAGATGCTTTAAGCACAGCGAATCCACAACCAATTGATGTTGAGACTGATGAAGATGTTACAGTTATTGATGATGAAGGGGATAGTGAAGAAAAGGGTGATGAGGTTGATTCAGAAGAATTAGATATTACTGATTTGGTTACCAGCCAAAAAAATATAGAATCAAAACAGACTGAATATTTTGATAATTTATTTTCACAAATTACCAAGTTGGAGGAGAAATTAGCCCAAATGGATAGTATCTTTGAGAAGTTGAATGCCATTGATTCAAAGGTTGAAAAATATCGTGAAAAAACTCCAGAGGAGAAACTAGAGTTAAGAACTTATGATTCTTATCCATTCAATCAAAAATTATCTCAATTTTTTGACGACAAACAAGTTGAAATGGAAAAGAGTGGAAAAAATGATTATGTTTTAACATCAGATGATGTGGTAAATATTAATCCAAATGAGATAAAGAATTCATTTGGTTCTATGGATGATGAAGAGGATGATTTTATGAGTGATAATAATTATAATTTCAGAAGATAATTTATTTTAATATTTTATAAAAAAGGGGGTAACACCCCTTTTTTTTTCTGATAAAGTTACCTATCATTGTTATGTAATATTGTTGTAAACAAAAACTATATAATATGTCAAATTTAGATGCCATAATGGCGCAGTATGAAAAAAACCAAAAAGGGGACTCCCAAAAATTATCGCAAGAGGACAGAATGAAACGTTATTTTACGTTATTGCTTTCTGACAAAGAAAACACAGGACAAAGGAGAATTAGGATTTTGCCTACAACTGATGGATCATCTGTATTTAAGGAGACTTGGTTTCATGAATTACAAGTTGGGGGGTATTATCAAAAGATTTATGACCCAGCAGGTAATGACAATGAGGCATCCCCATTGAATGATGTTTACCATGCGTTGAAAGCAACCAAACGCAAAGATGATGATGAATTAGCCAAAGATTATAAGGCTAAACTATTTTATGTTGTTAAGGTTATTGATAGAGACAAGGAAGAAGAAGGGCCAAAGTATTGGAGATTTAAGCACAATTATAAGAAGGATGGTATTTTAGACAAGATGATACCAATCTTCAGAAACAAGGGGGATATTTCTGATATTGATAATGGGAGAGATTTGATTATTGAGTTAGTAAAGTCAAAAAGCCCAAAAGGAAAGGAATATACAAGTGTTTCCACAATTATGTATGATGACCCAACACCTATATCTACAGATGCTAATTTAGCAAAAAAATGGGTAGACGATGAATCTACTTGGAGAGATGTTTATAGTAGAAAACCAGTAGAATATCTTGAAGCAATTTCAAGAGGGGAATCCCCAAGATGGGATGAATCCCAAGGTAAGTATGTTTATTTAAACACATCAAATTCTGAAGCATCCTTTGGTGGGGCAACTGTTGCAAAAAACGCAACAGTTAAAGAAACAAATGTGGTTGTTGAGGATGACTACAATGATGATGAATTACCATTCTAATTAAACTAAAATAGATTTTTTGCGCAAAGTATTGTTTTATGGTACTTTGTGCAAAAAATATCTTTTCTTAAAAAAAATATAATATGGCTATAAAGAAAAAAGTATCAGTAAGTAATATTGATGCTATTAAGGATAAGTTTTCTACAAAAACAAAGTATAAGCCTGAAGATTATTATTCTTGTGGTGATGCTTTTTATAATGCTTGTGGTGTACCTGGTCCTGTTATGGGGGGTATAAGTATGTTTTTGGGACATTCCAATACAAGTAAGACAACTGCTATGATATTGGCTGCTGCTGACGCCCAGAAGAAGGGTCATTTACCTATTTTTATTATCACAGAAAAGAAATGGAATTGGGCACATGCTGTTGAATTGGGGTTGAATGCTGAAATTAATGAAGATGGTGAGTGGGATGGTGATTTCATTTTTAATGATTCATTTGATTACATTGAGCAGATGACAGAATTTATAAATGAAATTTTGGATGCACAAGAGAAAGGAGATTTACCTTATTCTGTTTTATTTTTGATTGATAGTATTGGTTCAATACCTTGTAAGATGACCTTTGATGGAAAGGGGGGTAAGATGCACAATGCTGCTGTTCTTGCTGACAAGGTTGGAATGGGTTTACATTCAAGGATTTCAAAATCAAAGAAAGAAGATTACCCCTACCATAATACCTTGGTTGTTATCAATCAACCTTGGGTTGAATTACCAGATTCTCCATTTGGTCAGCCAACAATTAAAGCAAAAGGTGGTGAGGCTCTTTGGTTGGCATCTTCTTTAATATTCTTATTTGGTAATCAGAAGAATTCAGGCATTAACCATATAACAGCAACAAAGAACGGCAGAACAGTTTCTTATGCTATTAGAACAAAGATTTCAATATTGAAAAACCACGTTACTGGTATTGCATATAAAGATGGTAAGATATTAGCCGTACCTCAAGGATATTTGCCAGATACAAAAGAGGCAATTGAAAAGTATAAAAAAGAATATTCCCAATATTGGAATGGTATTTTGTCTGGTGATGGTGATATTACCTTTTCAGAAAAAGATGAAGAAGACGCTATAATTTTTGAATAAGATGAAGAAAACCCTACTAATTGATGGCAACAACCTATTTACAATAGGTTTCCACGGAGTAAGAGAATTCTATGCCGATGGTAAGCACATTGGTGGGGTTTTCCATTTTTTAAACACAATTAGGTTATTTCTTGAAAAACATAATCATGATAAGGTTGTTGTATTTTGGGATGGGAATGAGAACTCATTAATAAGAAAACAAATATATCCAAAATATAAGGAGAATCGCAAGATTTCAATGGATGAACATAAGTATGAATCTTATTTATATCAGAGGGAACGAGTTAAGGATTATCTTGAAGAAGTTTTTGTTAGACAATGCCAGGTGAATCAGAATGAGGCTGATGATTTGATTGCTTATTATACACAAATAGCTAAAGGTGAAAAGATGATTATTTTTTCAGCAGATAAAGATTTAACTCAATTGATTGGGGAAAATGTTACAGTGTATTCACCAAGTTCAAAGACATATAGTAAGAATGGGGATTTGATTCATTTCAAGGATATTGACATACCCCATAATAATGTCTATATTTATAAAGTAATTGTGGGGGATACTTCTGATAATATTGATGGGATATCTAATTTTGGGGAAAAGAAATTAAAAACATTCTTTCCTAATTTTGAGAAGAGAGATTACCAGTTGGATGAAATATTAAATGAAGCAAAAGTTTTGCTTGAAGAAAAAAAGAATAAATCTCTGGATAATTTGGTGTTAGGTATTAGCAAATCTGGTTTTGCTGGAGAAGAGTTTTTTGATAAAATTGGTAGAATAATTGATTTAAAAAATCCATTAATAACTGATAACGGAAAGGAAATGGTTAATGAGATTTGCAACGATAAACTTGACCCAACAGATAGGAGTTATAAGAATTTAATGAAATTAATGAATGAGGATGGGTTCTTTAAGTTCCTTCCAAAGAGGGATGATGCGTGGGTTGATTTTGTTAGACCATTTATGAAATTGAGTAGAAAAGAAAGAAAAAATTAATAATTAAACAACATTTTATGAAACAGAATGAAACAACAAAGGTGGAATTTTTATTGACATTGAACAACAACATTATTGTTCAGAGGTTTTTAAACATTAAAAATATTAATCCAGATGCAAAAGATTCGGTAGAATTGTATGATTTTGTTAAGTATTTTTCAGAAGATTTGGAGAAGTATTTAAAGATGAAATCAATTGGCTATTTGGTGGACAACAAAGATAATATTTTGTATGACCCCACAATAATGGAGACGTCATCAACAGATGAGGCTGAATTTTTTAATATTTATGTTAAAATTTCTGACCAAGTTATTTCTCACAGGATAATTGATGGCAAGCTTTATCCACCAAAGGTAAGATACACAGTTGATATTCGTAATTTTATTAAGGAAACATTAAAAGAATTAACAAACATTTTAATTAGTGAAAATTTAACACACGAGTATTTAGAAAAGAATTTATTGTCTAACTATTAATAATTTTTTTATGTCAAAGAATTTTGATTATTTGGGGCAGACGTTCCAACTACAATTAATCAATCAGATTATATTAGATAAGGAATTTGCTAGGGCAATATTGGACTTTATTAAGATATCTTATTTTGAGAATAAGTATTTCAAATTAATCATTCAAATGATTAAGGAGTATCATAAGAAATATGATGCTGCCCCCAACTTTCAAACATTGGAAGTTGTTGCAAAGTCTGAAATATCACAAGAATTGGCTTTAAAAATTGTTATTGATACCATAAGTAAGATTAGTTCAGCACCACTTGATGGTGTTGAACTTGTCCAAGAAAAGGCACTTAAATTCTGCAAACAAGAAGAGGTTAAGATTGTCTTGGAAAGAGCACAAAAAGTTATCAATGAGGGTGATTTTGAATCTTATGACCAACTTGAAGAATTATTAAGATATGC